AGCATATCCATATTTGTCTAAGCGTTTCTTACTCAAACGTTATTTAGGTCTCACCGATGAAGAAATGGCTGAGAATGAAAAGATGTGGAAAGAGGAGACTGGCGGTAAAGACGGAGATGGTGCATCCGATAGTGATCAGATTGGATTACGTTCAGTCGGAGTTACAGGCGCTGGTATTGATGCAGACTTAGGTTTAACTAACGATTTAATGGGTCAAGAAGAAATGGGCATGGATCCAACAGCAGCAGATCCAGGAATGGGTGGAGTATCTGGACCTGGAGGACCTGCAGGCGACATTGGTGGATCTCCAGTAGGCCCACCTGCTGTATAATTTGGTAAATAAGAATATGCACATATTTGAATTGTTTGACCCTAGAGTTGACGCCATCGGTGATGAGCCGGATAGACGTTTTTCACCTGATGAAGATCATACTAAAATGAAAATGACCGATACTCGCAAAACACGGTTAACTCTGCGCCACATTAATAAGCTTCGTACTATGAATGAGCTACGAGCAGTAGAGATGGAACAAAAAATCGCACAAATTCAAAATCAGTACAAAGTCCCTGTAGATCCTACAGGCGGCCTCTAAAATTCCTCCAAACGACACCAAAAAACCACCATTTAGTAGTAGTTTTTTATATTTGCAGTAAATAATCTTACAGTCATATTAATAAGGAGTTATTTATGAACAAGTACGAAAAAATTGTAGAATATTTAACAAACGGCGAACAAGCTAAGGCTCGTAGTTTATTCCACGAGATTACAGTTGAAACAAGCCGAAAGATTTATGAAAGCCTAATAGGAGATGAAGATTTCTCTGATGACAAAACTGGCGATTTTATTGACGACATTAGTAATGAAGTTAAAGATGACGAAATTACAGATGACGAAAAGAAGCTAGGTAAGGTTATTACAGCAGAAGACGCAAAATACCTATTAGACTATTTAGACGGTTCCATTACTGAAGCAGCAAATGGTGAATTACTTTCCAAAGTAGCTAACTTTTACGGTGTAACAACCGAAGCTGTTAAAGGCAAGCTAGAAGAAAATAGCGATGCGCTATTAAACGTTGCTTATGGTTCATTTAATGAAGAAGATGAAGAAGACTTTGGTGCAGATGACGAAATGGGCGACGAAATGCCTGCAGATGACGGCATGGGTGACGAAATGGGTGACGAAATGCCTGCAGATGACGGCATGGGTGACGAAATGGGTGACGAAATGGCACCAGAAGGTGATGTTGAAGAACGTGTTATGGATCTTGAAGATGCATTAGACGAACTCCAAGCACAGTTTGACGAATTGATGGGTGATGAGATGGGCGGAGACGAAATGGGCGATGAAATGCCTATGGGTGACGAAATGCCTGGAGATGAAATGGGCGCCGAAGAAATGCCTGGAGATGAAATGGGCGATCCAATGGGCGATGAAATGCCTATGGGTGACCCAGAAGTTGAAAGCATGGACCCACGTCAAAAATCCCCAAGTGATTTAATGCGTGAATACGTAGAAAAAGTTAGCGCACCAGGTAACACAGAAGGACAAGGCGTTGCTGCTGGCGGTAAAGAAGCCAGTGTTAACACAACCTCAGTTGTTGCTGGTAAGAACGACATGGGCGGAAGTGCCAAGAATCTAGTTAAGGGTGGAACAAACCCAGCGCCAGATGGTACATCAGCACCAAGTTCAAATAAGCCACAAGGCGTAAAACACGCCGGAAAATTCCAGAACGTTCCGGGAGCAAATGCCGGTAAGACTGGAATGGCAAGTGGCGCTAAGAAGCCTGTTACATCCGAACCATCGGGTGTTAACAAAAAGAGCACTTATTAAGAGATAACTGATTAGTATGACTGTACTACTTAGAGAACACCTTTCCTTCGAAGAAGCTCACTTAATTGTGGAAAGCGGACGCGAAGGAAAGGATCTTTTCCTTAAAGGAATTTGTATCCAAGGTGGAGTAAAGAACGCCAACCAGCGTGTTTATCCTGTGGAAGAAATTTCGAAGGCAGTCCTAACAGTTAATGAACAGTTAAAGACTGGATATAGCGTATTGGGAGAAGTCGACCACCCCGATGATCTAAAAATTAATTTAGATCGTGTAAGTCACGTTATCACAGAAATGTGGATGGACGGACCAAATGGTTTTGGTAAAATGAAAGTTATTCCTACCCCGATGGGTAACTTAGTAAAAACGTTTTTAGAATCGGGCGTGAAATTAGGTGTTAGCAGTAGAGGAAGTGGAAATGTAAATGAAGCTTCAGGTACTGTTAGCGAGTTTGAAATAGTTACAATCGATGTTGTTGCACAACCTAGCGCACCAGGAGCATATCCGCAACCTATTTATGAAAGTTTGATGAATATGAAGATGGGGCATAGGACATTCGAGGCAGCGAAAGATGCCAGTGCAGATCCAAGAGTGCAAAAGTACCTTAGAGAAGCTGTGACGCGACTTATAAGTGACTTAAAATTGAAATAAGGAGAACCACTAAATGCTAGAAGCAATCAAACCGTTAATTGACAGCGGTCTCGTAAACGAAGAAACTAAGGCTCAGATTCAAGAGGCTTGGGATGCAAAAATTGTCGAAGCAAAGAATGACGCTAAGGCAGAATTGCGTGAAGAGTTTGCGGCACGTTACGCGCATGATAAGTCTGTTATGGTTGAAGCATTAGAAAAAATGGTTAACTCGTCTCTAAAAGAAGAGCTAGAAGAGTTTGTTGGTGACAAGAAGAAGCTTGCAGAAGAAAGGGTTGCTTTTAAAAAGTTTGTCCTTTCGACAGGCAAGAATTTCCAAGGGTTCCTGACAAACAGACTAGCAGAAGAAATTAAGGAATTGAGAACAGATCGCAAAAGCCAAGCAGCTATCATTGGTAAGCTTGAAAAATTTGTTATCGAATCTCTAGCAGAAGAACTTAATGACTTCTCTAAAGACAAAAAAGATTTAGCTGAAACGAAAGTTAAGCTAATGAGAGCTGCTAAGACTAAACTGGAATCAGTACAGAAACAGTTTATTACACGCGGCGCGAAAGTTGTCAAAGAGGCTATCACCAAAAATCTAAAAGCTGAATTATCACAGTTTAAAAATGATGTCAAGTTAGCACGAGAAAATATGTTTGGTCGTAAGATTTACGAAGCGTTTGCCGGTGAATTCGCAGTTACTCACCTTAATGAAAATACTGAAATTCAGAAGTTACGAACTCAGTTAGCTCAAAAGGACAAAGTAATTAAGGAAAGCAAAGTCGAATTAACCAATAAGCAACGTCTTGTCGAAGGTGCAATGAGAGGTCGTGTATTAAGCGAACTTTCAAACACATTAACAGGCGACAAGAAAACATTAATGCTTGAACTACTTGAAAATGTGCAGACTCCTAAGCTAAAGTCTGCATTTGATAAGTATTTGCCAGCTGTTCTAAACAACCAACGACCTGTGGCTTCTGTAAAGAAGACACTAACCGAAGGTCACAGAGAAGTAACTGGAAATAAAACTGCTAGAAAGGCACCCAGAGTCGATAATGAAGGTAAAAACAACATTCTCGAATTTCAGCGCCTAGCAGGGCTAAAGTAAGTAAAAAATATAATTAGGAGAAATAAGAAATGACACAACCACTACTTGAAGGCCGTTGGGGTGAAACCAAAGAAGCCCTGTTAGAAGGATTGAAGGGTACCCGTCGTACCACAATGGCAATAATTTTGGAAAATACTAGAAAGAAACTTGTTGAAACCGCAACAGGTGGCGCTACTGCCGCAGGCAACGTAGCATCACTAAACCGCGTTATTCTTCCAGTTATTCGTCGAGTAATGCCTACAGTTATTGCTAACGAGATCGTTGGTGTACAACCAATGAACGGACCAATTGCACAAATTCACACCTTGCGTGTGCGTTATGCAGAAACAATGAATGACACAAGCGCATTTGACACTGACACAGTTGCCGGTGATGAAGCTCTTAGCCCATTCAAAATTGCTGTTGCCTACGCAGGTGATAGCACAACAGGTAAAGCTTCTAGTACTGCAAGCTTAGAAGGCGCACCAGGTCGTAAGATCAACGTGCAAATCTTGAAGCAAACAGTTGAAGCAAGAACCAGAAAGTTAAGCGCACGCTGGACTTTTGAAGCAGCACAAGACGCAGAATCAATGCATGGTATTGACGTTGAAGCAGAAGTTATGGCTGCTTTAGCTCAAGAAATTACCACTGAAATTGACCAAGAAATTCTTGGTAGCCTGCGTTCATTGGCAGCAACAGAAGAAGCATACGACCAAGCAACAGTATCTGGTGTAGCAACATTCGTAGGTGACGAACACGCAGCATTAGCTGTTCTCGTTAACCGAGTTGCTAACAAGATCGCTGCTCGTACACGTCGTGGTGCTGGTAACTGGGCAATCGTTAGCCCAACAGCATTAACAGTGCTACAAAGCGCAACAACTTCAGCATTTGCTCGCACAACTGAAGGCACATTTGAAGCTCCTACAAACACAAAGTTTGTTGGAACACTAAACGGTGCAATGAAAGTTTATGTAGACAGCTACGCACAAGATACAATTCCTGTGTTAGTTGGATATAAAGGTAGCAGCGAAGCAGACGCAGCAGCATTCTACTGCCCATATATTCCATTAATGAGCAGTGGTGTTGTACTTGATCCTACTACGTTAGAACCAGTCGTTGGTTTTATGACTCGTTACGGGTACATAGAATTGACTAATACTGCTTCTTCGTTAGGTAACGCTGGCGACTATCTTGGGGAAATAACCGTCGCAAACTTGTCGTTCAGTTAATAACTGTCCAACAGATTTTAGACGAATCTAGTTAGCATCAAACGAGAAACCCGCTTCGGCGGGTTTTTTGTTATCTATTTTTATTCTAGGTGATATTACAGTTGCTATAAATATATGATGAAACCTTATACCTATATTATCAAACATAAGCCAACTGGAAAAGTTTATTATGGATTCAGAGCAGCTAATAAATTAAAACCCAAAGATGATCTTTGGAAACGTTATTTTACTAGTAGTCTTAAAATTAAACAATTAATTAAAGAAACAGGCATTGACAGTTTTGAAGTAGAAATTCGCCGCGAATTTAAAACTAAAGAACAAGCAATAGCATGGGAAATCAAAGTTCTTAGACGTTGTAAAGTATTGATAGATGATCGTTGGATTAACCAGAATATTGCAGGATATATAATTCCGACTAAGGAGAGTAGAAAGAAAATAAGTGATTTTCACAAAGGAAAAAAGAAAAGTGAGGAACATAAAAATAAAATATCTAGCTCTCTCAAAAATAAACCAAAAACATCTAAAGTATATCAAAGTAAAGAATATCGTGAAAAAATGTCTGTACTCAAATCTGGTACAAATAATAGTATGTATGGTAAGAAACATACAGACGAAACTAAACAATCTATTGGTCGGAAAAACAGAGAAATTCAATTATCTAAAGGCAACAATCATCATATGAAAAAAGTGATATGGACAGATGAACGTAGACAGCAAATGCGAGAAAAAAGACTAAAACGTAAAAATAATAAGCCTAATTTAATAATCTGCCCGTACTGTAATAGAAATATTCCTGATAATGTTTTTACACGGTGGCACGGAGATAACTGTAAAACCATAAATATATAATGCGTATAAATGAAATAGGATCTGTGCGTCCACCATCCATCACCAAAGAGATTATGCGTAATTGTAGGCAGATTGTGCAATTATACATATCACAAACAGACGCATTTTTCTATAGAGGAGCAAAAAGATCAGACTCCTCTTATAAATCAGTAACAATAGATGATCGGAAACCCAGAGATACAGATCGATTCACACATGATAGAATGACAACGGCAATGAAAGAAACTGGTCTTAAAGCACATCGAGGTAATAGTATATTTGTCACATCAAAGTTTGATATAGCAAGAGGATATGCAGAAGAACCACGTCCAAACAAACCTAAAGAAGGAAAAGTTTATATGATTTTTCCGGTTGATGGTTTTGCATATTCCTGGAGTCCTAAAATTGAAGATTTTTTTAATGATTTAGAAGGTGGAAATATAGTAGGACTGGAAGATTATGGCAGTTACGCTGAGCAAATAAAATTTTTAGGTTACAAATCAACAGGACTTGGCCAGGCACTACGAGATGGTAATGAAGTGATGATAAGCGGAACATATTATGCAGTTAATGCAGCGTATAGAGATCAAATGTCTAATTTTTTAGCTGGAATAGGGATAGAACAACGTGCGCCTAAATGAACTAACTCGTCCAAGATCTCTTGTCCAGTCTATTAGAGATGAATGTAAACAAATCTTAAAGTTATATGCATCAGAACCAGGAAGATATTTGTATAGAGGATCAAAAAGAAAAGTATCAATGTATAAGGGAGTTTCTCAATTTGAACGCCGACCTAAGGATACAGATCTTACTATTCATCGCAATGTTGTAGATGCAATGATTAATTTAGGATTTACTGCTCATAGAGGAAATAGTATTTTTGTAAC